GCTAAAGATGAATAAAAAATACTAAATTACTTAAAAAGAGGAAAAAAAAATGGAATACGGAATGAAAGTACGTGAATATGTTGTTTTGTGGTACCCAAGTTACTGGGGATCAATTCAAGAAGATCGGTTTACTAGTACACATCGGGCGAACAGTAAAGCTAATCTTGAAGACGCTGAGCATTATCTTAAACAACGTTACGGATATAAGAGATACATAGAGATTAGTCAAATATTTTTGGCTAAAGATGAATAAAAAATACTAAATTACTTAAAAAGAGGAAAAAAAAATGGAAGAGAAAAAATATATGATAACAGTGCACACGTATTTTAGTGAAGGGTTTTTTGTAGTTGATAGTTGTGGACAATTAGGACTTAGACATCAATACACTGAAGACACACCAAATTTACAATTTTATTTTTATCAAAGAAAAAAGGAAAAAGTAGTACAAGTTGTAGTTGAAGCTGTGAAAAAGAATCCAAAACTATATCGCTTCATCTCTAAAATAGAGGTTAAACCAGTAGATAAAAATAATCGTTTTCTTGAAGAAAAAAGTGAAAAGATAATCTTAAGTAAATTCACTCAAGAAGAATATAATCAAAATTATGTTTATGTAAAAGAACTATATAAAACGAATAATGGCTCTATTATCTTTAAGATTAGCGGAGATAATGATTACAATAAATACAACAATTTAGAAGATTATCAGAGAAAAGCTTTGATTGAAGATATTCAAGAATTAACGTTGGGCGATGTGCTACTAAGATTATTATCTGTAGAGCTTGAAGAGGTGCTTAGTAGATCGTCTAGAGCTATATTGTACAAGAATAAAATTACAACACTTTATCCATCTAGTTTTGATTATAATTATGTGTTTTTGAAGAAGAAAAACAATGAAAAGTTACAGAGGGTTGTAGACGCTACGTTAAGACATAATTATCAAGAGATTAGTGTAACAAAAAGACCATTTACGTCTGTAGTTAAAAAAGAATTAGAGTATAGCGAAAACGGTTACATAAGAGATAGTCGCTACTTAGATATAGATGAAAAAGAGGTGCTTTTCAACGATAAAGAGATTAAAGAAAACTCTATTCACTATATATATGTTATCAAGAAGACGTTTAATTATGAAGATAAACAATATAGTTACTATTATTCTAAAGATTGTAGCTTGATTAATACTAAAGAAGCTTACTTAGATGAATATGATGAATATTGGTATGAAAAATCAAAAGATTTACTTAAATTCTACAATTACCAATCAGCGTTAGAGTTTTTCGAATACCTTTGTGAAGACAAAGATTTAACGTTAGACTATAAGCTTACACTAGAATGTGTACACATAAATGGGCGTGATCTTACACGCACACCTGAAGATATCGAAGTCATAAGAGAATATGAAACTCTATAAATCACAACAAGCCTATGTTAACAGCGTGCTTGAAGGCTCTAAGGTCTTCATGCACGCCCAGATGGGCACAGGTAAAACGCTGATGTCGCTGTGGATTGCTAAGCATCTTAAAAAAGACAAGGTCTTAGTGATAACTAAAGCTACTGTTAGAGATGCGTGTTCTTGGCAACAAGATGCGGGGAAGCTAGAGGCTAACTTCGAAGACTTGCGGATTGAATCACACGCGTGGTTACAGAAAATACCTAAAAATAAGCGTTTACTTGATGAAGTGAAAAACTACTATGTGATTATTGATGAAGCACACAACGTGGCTGATTCACAGAGTTTACAAGGTAAGGGGGCTTATATGCTTTGTAGCGTAGCTAAAGACTACTTGTTATTAAGTGCTACGCCGTACGATAAATGGGAAAACGCTGTTAATTACGCGAAAATCACAGGATTAGTACAAAACAAGACTGAATTTTATGACCGTTTTCTGATTACACGCCAAGCCTATTTCCATCGGGGTAAAGATGTGGTGGGTTACCGTAACACGGATATTTTGAAAAAGTGGTGGGCGTCTATATCGGATTTTCTACCTTTTGAAGCTGTGAAAAAAGACAAAGAAGAGGCTGAAAAACTTAAAAAGCGGTTTTTTGTCAAAGAGTTTATGCTTGATAAGGAAGAAGAAGCTGAATACCGTAAGCGGATTAAAGAGCGGATTACATCTGATGGTGATGTACTTGATAACGCACCTAAATTGCTGTGGTCTTTACGGGCTTTGACGGAATCTAGCGTAGCTAAACAAGCCTTTGTACTTAACTTTTTGAAAAAAGAAGAATATCAATCAAGCAATGTGCTAATTTTCGTGAATTCGCTTAGTACGATTGCGGTGTTATCAGAGCTGTTTAAGAAGCACGAAGTAGACTACGGGGTGTTTTGTGGCAAGAAAAAAGACAACTTCGATAATCATCGGGTGATGGTTGTACAATATCAATCAGGTGGTACGGGGCTTAATTTACAGAGGTTTAATATTACGCTGTTTATGTCGCCATGCTACAGCTACATTCAGTTTACGCAAGCCATTGGGCGTACTTATCGCAACAATCAAGAGAAGACCTGTTACTTTTGTGTGTTATTAAATAAGAAAACAGTAGATATAGATATATATAACGTGTTGATTAAGCGTAAGACGTTTACTAATCAGTTGATTAAAGCTTATGTAAACAAGTTAGAGAAAACTGAAAAACAACTGAATTGATGTAAAAATAACATGTAAAAAACTATTGTATTACATAACAGTTATGTTAGTATAATAATATAAATAAAAGGAGTAACAATTTATGAAAAAGGCAAGAATAGAGCCAATCAATTTATCCCCAAGCTTTTTGGGCAGAGTATTATCAAAAGGCTATGATTACGCGGTGGCGGAAAAGCTAGAGCTATTTAGCAAAAAAGACACTAGTGCGATGTCTGAAGGCAAAGCGTTACACGCCTATATTGCGAAAAGTTTAGGTGGTGTAAACAGTGAATTGGTGCTATGCCCATATCCAGATTTTCGCAAAAAAGAGGCTAGGAAATGGCGTGATTCACAAGACAAAGACGCGGTGATTGTGATGCCAGATAAAGTAGCGGTCTACGAAGACATCGTACAACGCTTATTACAGGTTGATTTAATTCGTGATAAGTACAAGACGGCTAAATATGAAGACGTTATCGTACAGAAGTATGGCGATTTAAATGTTAAGGGTGTGTTAGACTTTTATGCCCGTAAATCATCCAAAGACAAAGACAAAGACGATAAGACAATTGTAATCGATTGGAAATACGTAAGTTCACAAAGCTTTGATGATTTTGGCAAAAAGGCGATTTATATGCACTACGATTTGCAGGCTTATATATATAGACAACTTGTTGGGGCTGATGAAGTGTACTTTTGTACGATTGAAAACGAAGCACCTTACCGTATTAAGTTGTGGTCTACAGATATGCTGTTTTTGCAAAATGGGGAATATAAGTTCGATAACGCCCTTAAGATTATCCAAGACAATAGGTGGCGATACCCTAGCTTTAACATTCCTGAAGTAGGCACGCTAACCTCTTACTATAATTATCAAGCTAACTAAATTGATTAATGAATTAAATAACGAAAAAAAGGAGTAACTAAAATGTATAAAACTTACAATCTACAAAAAGACCCACAAGCCTTAGAGCATAAGATGATATGGGATTTAACAGGGCATACTAGCATTAGAGATATCGTCTTTGGTACAGATAACGATAACAATAGCATTTTATCTTTAGGGATTGATAAAGATAAACCAGTAGCGTTTATCACCTATAACAGTTTTTTACCTGATTACCAAAAGTTTGATGTCGATATGTTAGAGGGTTATAAGTACTTAACTATTGCTGAAGCTGAATACTTAAACGATTGGCTAAAGCGTTATCAAGACTTAGTGCTAAATGAATATAATATATAAAATACAACATAAAATTATAAAAAACTATTGCATTTAATAAAGGTATTACATACAATAATAATATAATTAAAAAAGGAGTAACAATATGGCACAATTAACATTTGTTTTAGGCAACAGTGGCACTGGAAAATCCACAAGCCTACGTAATTTTAAAAAAAGTGATTCAATTGGTTATATCACACCAACAGGTAAAGTATTACCATTCAAGTCTGATATACCGTTTTATCACGCAAAATCATATACTGATTTATTCAAAGCAATTAGAACCTCTAAAACAGATATTGTAGTGATTGATGATTTTAACTACTTTATGTCTTATGAAGAATTTAGCAAAATCAACGTGGTCGGGTATGGTAAATTCGCTGAAATGGCTAAGAATGTGATTGATGTGATTGATGAAATCGTAAGTAAAAACTCTAATCAACGATTTTACATCATGGCACACACCGAAAACCGCACTGAAGACAACCCACAACTACGTCTTAAAACAACAGGTAAAATGGTGAATGAAAAATTCGTACCTGAAGGCTTAGTAAATCAAGTAGTAGAGACTGTAGTACAAGATGGTGAATTTAACTTTAAGGTGAAGACTGATGGCTTAGGCGTTAAAATCCCATTCGGTATGTTTGATGAAGAGTTTATTGAAAACGACTTAAAGTTATTAGACAATAAGATTAAAGAGTTTTATGGGCTAGAAGACGGCGTTAAGACTGAAGAGCCTACACCAGAGCCTACACCTAAAAAAGTAGAGCCTAAAGTTAGAGCTAAAGCTAAGGTAACTGAAGTTAAAGCAAAGGAAGAAAGTATAGCAACATTTAAAAAGGAATTAGGATTATAGCAATGGATAAAGCACAAAAAGACTTATTATCTGAATTACAAAAAGAAAATATAAAAATGTCTACGCAAGCTATAGACGACTTACAAAAAAGATTAGAAAACTTAGAAAATCATTACCTACCAAAAGGTGTACATGATGTAGAGATTGAAAAAGTTGAATTGATGAAATCTACTAATGGTACTTACGGAATGAAATTCTTTGTTAAAAACCAAGAGGGTAACGGTTCGGCTGTGTATTGGCTTAGCGAAAACGCTTTGCTATACACCATCGAAAAATGTACAAGACTACTAGTACACAACGTTGAAGACGAAAAGAAAAAGGCTGGCATAAGAGATTACTTTAGTATTATCACCACAGCTAGCGAAGTCTTTGAAGCAATGTATAAGAGCATTGAACGGGCTAAAAAAGAGAAAAAACCTCTAAAAGCTGTGCTACTTATTGAAGAAGATGAAAGCCGTACCTACACGAATAATAAAAGCGAAAAAAAACCAGGATTAAATAGCTCTTTATTGTGGTATAAGCCTGAAGTAGACAAAAAACCTAAAGCTAAAATGTCTGTAAAATCTGTAGCTGATATATTTGACGACGAAGTGGAGAAAATTGACACATCAGACGTACCATTTTAACCAATAAATAAACGCACATTAATAAGTTGAACACCCTTATGGGCTACAGAGTTTTATAAAAAACGAAAAAAAGTTACTCCTTTTTCCTCGTTAAATATGTTATCTGTAAAAAAAGAAAATCTCTTAACTCTATAGCCTACATGGGTGTTCAACCACATAGCACCTTAAAAGACATATCTTCTAAGAGGGAATAAATGCGAGTTATTCCCTTGGGGGACCACAATTTAGGGGAAGGGTTAAAGACAACATTCTCTACGACAATTAACTATATATTTTGTGGAATATTTGGATTCGATAAGTTTTTGAGTTTTAGTTATTTTGAATGAAGTACCTCTAATGCTTTTATAAAATCTATTACTACACGTTGTCTTTAATTCCCTCTTAGAGGATATGTCTAGTGCTAAATATTAACTCTAAAAAGGCAAGAATATGAAAACATTAAAATTTATTAAAGAAGCTCTAAAGTATGTTGATTATGTTGGCATTCAAGAAGAGGGCCGTCTAGGCGAAAAAGATAAACAAACATTCTTATACCTATATGGCATGAGCTTGGATTACAAAAAAGGTGGTATAGAGAATGATTTAGTAGTAGGCGGTGATCATTATGATCTTTACGCTCAAATCAATCTTAAAGAAAAAAATGATTACATAGTTTTCGCGTCTAATATGATGGATAACGAAAAAGAAGAGTGGTTTATAAGAGATCTAGATGATCTTTGTACATATTACACTAGCACCCCAGTGGAGGACCGCTAATGAAAACACAAGAATTTATCAACAAAGTCTTTGCGTTAGATATAGTTCCAGATGATGCTTATTTTGGAATTGGAAGAAGAGGTTTAGCACTATATAAACAAGCGATACATTTTGACGATGATGATGATATATGTCTATATGTCAATATGGAACAAAGAAATTCCTCTGCTGTTTACACAGATGAATTCCATGCTTCAGAAGAAGAACTAAAAGAGCTTTGTGGTTTAGTAAGACAATATGCACATACACCAATTAAGGCGAGGTAAGTATGACTGATGAAGATTTTTTATAAAGATATATTAATAACTAAATAGAACTTTAAAAATTAGGCTTTGTGTTCTCTAAGGGGAATAATGTGAAAAATTGTTCCTAGTACATTAGCCAATAGGCGAGGGGAACGAAGGTATTTAATAGTTGTTCTTGTTAATTAACGAGATATTCCCACATAACTTTTGACTAAATTTGTTTTTCGGTTTGCACCGAATATATCGCCTTCCCCTTAGAGAACATAAGGTCTTAGAAAGAAAACAATGAGAATAAATAAGAATAAAGCTTTAGATTACACAATTGACATAGCAGGTGCGATATTTTCAATATCAGTACTAGTATTACTAGCACATGTACTATATCATCTGATGGAATTTATTTTCCAAGTAATTTGGGCTTTATTCTTTGGAATAAAATAAGCAACTGTAAACTATTAGTTGACAGTTAAGTGGTTGTAAACCATTAGTTGACAGCCACATAAAAAAGGTAAGGATATGAATATAAACATTAAAAGAGTTCTAACCGATATAAGCACGTCTTTGATTCCACGGCTAAGAAGTGATTTAAAGCCATATGGTTTAGATGTTGATTGGCAAATAAATTCAGGCATTGTAACTATAAATGTAAACGAAAAGGGCAAAAACCTTACATTCGCAATAATCGATATAGCAAGCAACTACTATGATTTTAATTACAGCGAATTAAACAAAAACTCTAAGTATAAAGGTGCAGAACGTATTATCAAAGACTTTGTACTTGATGTAAAGCTAATAAAGTACCTGCCTAAACTTGAAATGGCATTAAATAAGCTATATCTTGTACCACTTATAAATGAAGATTATCAGATAACTATAAAAAACGTTTTAGATTTTGGTGCAACAGTAAGGGTGATTGATTTACGTAAGGGTATAATCGACCTACAAAAAGGCTATGCTAAGTTGTCAATAAATGATGTGATAACTATGAACGAAGCAGTAGAAAACTTTATAAACAAAATAGGTTTAGTATATGACAAAGAACAGTGAAAGAATAAACGCAAAAATAGCACTTGGTATTTTAGTGGTTGTTATAGAAATACTTACCGAAGAGGACAAAGATACAAAAGCATTAGACATAATTATAAAAAGGCTTACACGTTTGAAAAATAAACGAATGGAGTAGTATATGACAAAGAATAAGAATAAAGAAAAAGATGGTATTTTAAGATTATTGAATGAAGTAAATGTGTTTATTGATATAGCAAATGAAGAAAAAATACCGTTAGAACAAATGATTAGTACAATCGTAATCCTAGCATCGCAAGTTACAAAAGATTGTACTGAGACTGGACTAGAAGCACTTATTACACAATTAATACTTTTGAAATACGACCGAATGGGTGTTTTAAAAACTTATGAGAAGACGAAAGTGAAAGAATTAATATGATAGAACGAGAAAATAAACTTTTATACAGAATAGAATATTTTATAGCAGAAAATTTAGAAAATCTTTTTGTATGGTTTTTAATAATAAGTAGTGTTTTAGTATTTTTGGGTGGTACATTATATGGTCTTGATATTGCTCACAAAAATTACAAAGAACAGGTTGAATATGAATGTAAAAACACTACGAAAAACTCATCAATATCTTTTTATTGTGACAAAACAGATTTTTGGTCTTTTATGAGATATGGCCAAAATTATTATCAAATGCATAGAATAATTACAGGAGAAAATTAATGGAAAAAAGTAAAATATTAACATTTAAAAGTGCAAAAGACCCCGAGATGCAAAATCGTTCAATTGGTAGAATTATTTTAGACATAGTTGTAGCCTTTATCTTTTTGCTAGGCTTTGTACAATTATTAGTTATTTTAATCGGTGGGCTAACATCACTATACTTACTAGTATTTACTAATTGTTTAAATTAAAAATATGAATAAGAATGATGAAGCAAAGCTAATTTTCATATTGAAATAAAAGAAATAAAGAATAACATAAAGGGTTAATTATGATTAATAAAGGATTTGTTAAAAAAATAAATAAAACAACTCTTGAAGACAACGAGATACAAAAAATAATAGAAGAATTAATGGACACAATCCTTACTAATGACAACTTGTTTTTATCCATCTATGAGGAGATGATAAAACACTCAACTGGAGTGTATTGTTGTTATAGATTCGAAGGCAGTTCAGATTTTACCGTTAAAGTCAAAGATAGCAAAAAAGAAAAATTCTATGTTAATGTAAGAATTGATATCACACCAGAGAAATGTTAGAGCGTAACTTTAAAAAGCGTGTTCAAAAAACCTTTAGGGATGCTGGATGGATTGTAATTCAATTACAGATTATATCGGGCATCTCTATGGGGTTCCCCGACACGCTCTTTATCGGCCCGAAAGCAAAGATATTTTTCGTTGAGTGGAAAAAGTCTAATAAAGCCAAGTTCCAACCATTGCAAAAATATTGGCACAAAAAACTAAGAGATATGGGACATCAGGTATATGTGATATACCCTGAGAATTACCTTATAATTCAAGAAAAGTATTTATCATGATTGAGGAATTAAAAGAGTTAAAATCTTTTGCTTGGCAAGGCACCAAGAAAAACCGCTACACATTAGACAAGTGGAGTAGTGATGAAAACTGTAGGCCCCTAAAAGCCTCTACGGCCACAGCTAACGCTCTTTTGACGGGTAAAAGACAACTAGACAAAACTGGCCGATGGAAGTTAATTGCTGTTGATTTAGACAAAAAAGATAACTGGCAAGAGGTAATTAACACTTATAAAGAGCTTAACTTGCCCCCAACTTTAACGGTAGCTACCCCTAGTGGTGGGTACCATTTATTTTTTTGGATACTAAAAGACATCATCGCCCAAAACATCAATGATGACCGCCATTGTAAGCATTTTGAGCTAAAAGGTGATAACAACAACATTACCGCCCCTGAGTCTACATTCGAATGTGGTGCTACCTATACTGTTATCAAAAACATCCCTATAGCCCATCTATTACCTAACGAGGCATATAGATTATGTAAATACAAAAAACCATGGATGCCGTTATTACCAAAAGACCAACTAGACCCTGATTTGATTGAAATTGAGACTATGGCAAAGTATTATGACCCACAAGCTAGGCATTGCCCTAGGGGCTGGTACTTCCGTTGCCCATTCCATGAAGACCATCGAGCTAGTGCCATTTTATTCAATAACGGCTGGTTTTTTTGTTCGGGCTGTGGCAAGAAAAAGAAAATGGTAAAATCAAAAGAGATATGAGAATACAAGTATTTAAAATATCATCAAGAAAAAAGCATATAAAAGTAGATATTGACATACCTGATTGGCAAAAATATCTAACTTCGTAAAATATAAAAGCACCCCATTTTTAGGTAGGGTGCTTTTTAAGTTGTCCGGAATTACCAGACAACTAACTAATCATTCTCTTTGTGATATCTAACGCTAGCAATACCAAGCAATGCTCCTAAAAAAGCATTTAAAGCGGTTATAGTGGCCGTTATCTTATCTACATTTTCTAAGCCCCATGTAGAGCCTAAAGCACCTACTAGTGTTGCTAAGGCAGGCATAGCAATTAATGCTACGTATTTAAGTACATCATATACTTTGTTATTCATTTTTAATCTCCTTTTAATTATTGAATGTCTTTAATAATGTTTTTAATCTTATCTAACGCTACGTTAGCTTTATTAGGGTCTTTGGCCTTATAAGCTTCACGTAATTCTACTGGCATGTTTTCAACAGGGTTTAGTTTGCCCTCTTTGGCATCTTTTATACGCTGTTTAAATTCGTCAGATGATCTAAAGATGGCTTCTACATCATCATAATTACCAGGCTTGCCCACAAAGCGGTTATAAAACTCTTCTGTGGCTGGCCTACCTAGAATAAATCTAGACGCTGTATTTACCATTGTTTTTGTAATCATCTCTTCCTCCTTCTTATAATGTTCTTCTTTAGCTATTTGCCTCCCATCGCAAGCCACTGAGTAGCCTAAATATTTAGGACTATAGATGTTAAACCAATTCAATACTTCATTAATACTTCCATATGGTCGTTTACGCGTTCCACTGGCATAATCTGAGTCGTAAATCATCATGCCGTTTTCCATTCGTTTAGCAAGGGCTACATGTCCATCTTCTGCATATTTACCAACTTGAAAACTAAAGAAAATTATTACCCAGACATTTAGTGGTAATTCGCCCATGCTAATACGCCCAGCACGTAATTCGTTTTCATAGGCTTGTCTAGCTGTAGGTGTTCTAGATGGTGCATTTATAGCGTCGTCTACGAATTTAAGACATTGTCCACGATAACTATTCGATTTTAAAAGTACATTAGGCTCTACAAGCTGTACCCATTTAGAGTATTCTTTGATTTTGTTTGGCATAACCCTCCTTTTAATGTATTAGTGTCTAAAGTGTTCGTATAACGTGAGTACTGTAATCATCGAGCTTATAATCGAGATAACACTGGCTAGCATTGCTGTTAGTACTTTTTTCTTGCTTACTTCGTCTACTTCACTTTTTACCTTCGATAAATCTTCCTTAGTGGCGTAATTATCTATAATCTTATCCATCTTGTTACTTAGCCCAGTAATCGAGCTTTCTAATAGCTCTAGGCGGTAAGCGATTAATTCTGGTGTGTCTTTATCAGCCATAGTTATAACATCCTTGTAATTGCTATAGTGTAATGTCCAACGTTTTTGTCAGGCACACCTAAAGCTTCTCCACTAATGTTTATTTTGTGTAGTCCAGCGTCTAAGTGTACAAAGGTTGTAGTACCAGTAAGTGCGCGTCTTGTAGTACCAAAAGAATTATCATTAGGCACGGCCGAGTAAAAGTATTCAGCTATTAATTTTTCATCTATCTTAAATTGCTTTGAAAAGCTTTTGTTTTCAACCTTGTAACAGTTTACTGAAAAGCCCATATGTACTAAGTAGTAACCTGTCTTATAAACTTCGAATTGAAATTCTTGATTAGCTTTCCATTGTAAAGGCTGTGATGTGTCATCTGCAGTTTTGAAAAACACACAGTTTTTACCTAAATCAATCTTGGTAGCATCTGTAACGCTAACGTTTTTGTGTACACCTGTGTCATCATGCTCTTTTAGGAATGCTCCTACCAAGTTATTAGCCCACATCGAGCTTGGAATACTTTCGATAATATCCCCAATATCGTTACCTTGGTCGCTATAGCTAACCCCTACCTTAATGTTTTTGATGGTGTTGCTGTCATGGTCGGCTTCGCCTTGCCATAAACACTTTTCAGAGATAATATACTCTTCACTAGTAGCTAACTTTTGCTTTTTATAGGTTGCGAAATAGACTGTACCTCTAGGAAAACCACTTAAATCAACGCCTGATAAGACTGTATCCTTAGAGTTGCGTGTCTTGTTGCACGTCGTAATGGCGATGTTAGACGCTCTATCAGTAGCAAAACCTACTCTATAGTCTTCATCAGCTCTACCGTTTGGTCCTACTGCCATCTAATATCCTCCTTCTCCATAGCCTTTACGCAAGTACTTCTTTTTGTATCCGTAACCTTCGTCGTCGTTATCAAGTGTGATTGTTGGGATCTTACCAACTTGTTCACCAGGGTTGTTAGAGATTGCACTTGTATCATATGTTGCAACCTTTTGTGCAAAGCTTTCAAGTTCTGGTGTTGCCATCGTGTTTGTCTTACCTTGGTACTTAGGGTCTAAGAATGGTGCGTTCTTGATTGTGTCATTCAAGCTATCACCTTCAGTCATATTAGCGTTGCGTTCTGCTTCACGCTTTGCATTACGGTAAATATCAGCCTTTTTGTATAACACGTTTTGGCGTTCACGCGCCCAGTCTTTGTTAGCTTCGCCTAAATCATAGTTATATTGGTCTTCAATTTTCTGCCTGTCGTTAGCATTAGTTGCTTTGTAATCGTTATAAACACTAGCTAAGTTCTGTTGGTTTTTAGCTTGTGTTAAGTTGGCTTTTCTAATTGCTTGGTTAGCTGAGTCCAAAATCAACCTCTTAAGTGCATCACCACCACCCATGCCAAGTGTGCTAATCGAGCTGTCTAGGTTATCAATCGAGTTAGCAGTATTGATGTCAGTGTCTTTCTTAGCCGATGAGTAATCTTGTAATACTTGGTTTTTCTTAGCGTTATATTTACCAGTCTCAACATCGAATTCGTGTTGCTTTTCGTTACGCAATTTATCACGCTTTAGCTCTGCCCGACGTCTCTTAATATCACGGTTACGGTCAATCACTGCAAGGCTTGAGTTAAGGCTATCGATTGTGGCTTGGTCAAGCTGATTGTTACTACCACCGCCACCGTTGCCACCGCCGTTACCACCAGAGCCATAGCCGTAGCCATACGCACCGCCTCTAAAGGCACCACCGTTATTGCCACCATTACCACCACCGCCGTTAGCGTTAGGCTGTGGGTTAGGGTCATTAATCTGATTAAATGCTACCTTTAAACTGTTAAATCTGTGTCCATCAGGTATACCATAGTCTTGTACAGCACCTCCACCTCTTTTAACATAAGCATGTCCATTCGAGCCAATCCAGAATATACCTAGCTTGTTTGCTCTAGTCTCATTGTCGCGTAGTGTTTTCAATACTTTTCTGCGTTCGTTATCACCTATCATATTTTTTCCTTTTTTATTTTTAATTGTTTATATCTTAATTATATCTTTTTGTGATAAGAATTCCATTCCAATACCAATTGGTACATATAATAGTGTTGCACACGATAATTCATAAGATGTGCCTGCTGTGTCGGTCTCAATTGCAAAGCTTATGTAATTGAAATTCTTACGGATTTTTTGTGATATTTTAATCATATCGGCCAACACCTGCACACAACTTTTATTGTTGATATCATTCCAAGAAAAGTTGTTATAACCAAAATGCTCATAGGTAGTGCTGTTCCAAGTATTATTATTATTATTATTATTATTATTATTATTATTATTATTATTGATTGTTAGTTGTTTTTTCTTTGATATATCACCATTTTTAGTGTGTAAATTCACAGTAATATTAATCGTGCCTAAATAGTTATTGAACTGCCAGATAATCTTTAAGAGGTGCGCCCAAAAGATTTTGTCTGATGTAAGCCCAATTAGTCCTGTTTTTACAACTGCCTTAAATGGTGTACCACCGTCTTGGTGCATGTAAGAGTTTTTGTAATACTTATATAGTTTTTTACCAATTCTAGCGTATAAGCTAGGTGCTTCACTGTCGTTAGACGCCCATCTGAACATACAATCATTACGGTATTGCCAGACGGTCCATACACCACCATGCAAAATGTCATATACCCATATCTCATTGTTTTTATTACTACCATACGCTACAGACCAAAATAGACATTGGTCATAACTTACGGCCGAGCATTTATGAATATTATTACGGCTTAAATTCAGCACTCTATCATTAATCGCTGATGATATGATGTCTGTCGATTGAATACCTGAAATGTTCGGCTTTACACCAGTCGATTTAAAGCCTGATGTCGATAAGTAATAAACATTGTTATTCTCACGAATTACCGAGCCAGGGGCGTCAGTACCATCGTTACCCTCACGGCGTTTAAATTGATATGTACCAACTGAAAACGTCTGTCCGTTAGCGGTAATGCTATTCGTTACTCCATAAACATCCCATATACCACCCTGTCCAGCCACTGTACTAGTCAAGATGTTAATACAGCTTGTACCTGCGTTATCACGTCCTACAGTAATTGCTGCCGGCCGTTCAATACCCCGCTCATCAATCTTGTAATCACCAGCACCGTGGTCGGTCCCAAAATAAATCGCGTGGTCGCTGTCACCCCCCCAATAGACCCTAGAATGGTTGGCATCGATTGCCCAAAGTTTACCTGATAAGTTAACGTAATAATTAGCGATAATACCACCTGTAGTGTTTTCCACAGGGGCTTTAGTAAGTGATAATGGCGTGTTACCGTTGTCTACCCATGTCTTTTGGTTCATATCTAAACCATCAGCTATTTTGAAAAACTCACTGTCTACTACACCACCAGCACCTTTTGGCACGCTAGTGATATAAACACCCCAGCTTTTTACGTCACCATTAACTTTGATATCAGTAATATCAATGGTAATGCTCTTTTTGCCCTGCCAGCTCTCCCTTAGGGCGAGGTTGCCCATCTTCACCGAGGGGGACAACTTCGTAGAGCCAGCTATGCCGTTGAAAACTACAGCGTAGTAGTAGTCGTTTACACCATCACCAGAAAAGTTTTGCTTAGTTGCTTTTGGTGCGGTGAATGGGTCCGATATTGGTGATAACTTGATAATCTCGTTTTTTTCAATATCAAAATAAGTAGTACGGTCGTCCCCTGTAGCAATCATCACTTTTCCACCAATCTGTGCAAAAGAGGCTATCCCAGTGTTTTTTAACTTTTCATCATGGATTTTCCAAGTTTTCTTGTTCCTTTCAAGAGTGATAATCGTAGCCACCTCAGGATAAAATTCGCTTGTGAATAGGTTAATCAGTCCCTCAGAGCCATCTTCTCTTTTGAAAACATATTCCTGCCCAATCGAGTGGCGTTCGGCATATATGTATTCCTTGCCTGTTGGTCCGTCTACCATTTTAAAATCATCAGGTATATCAGGTATGTCTGCCGATAAAAAGCTACCTCTAGGGCGTACAATGCCGTTGTCAATCAAAATGATATTAGTACCCTCATGTAGGGCCTCATCAGGTGTACGAATTGGTGCAAAGCTAGAGATAACCCCTTTTTTAAAGGTGTCGATGTCTTTTGTTAAAATATCACTCATCTGCTATCTCCCTAGCCTTTTTAATGCGTTATAGCCGTCATCCATATAACCACCCAGATTATCATTACCACCTAACGGGTGTTTTTCAAGATGTCCTGATTTTCGGTTATTTTCCTTCATCAACGCCATCAATCGGTCCATCTCAGCCTTTAGGCTGTCTTTGTTACGGGCAATAAATGGTACAGGGCTAACTGATGCCAAGTTATAAGCGATTGCTGTCTCAAGCCAAGCCGTGTTATCGATTGTTACCTCTTCATTAGGGTCTTTATAGACCTTTGGTAAGAATATCATTGGTAAATACAGTGTATTCCCCTGATATTTAGAGATATCATTGTTAAAATGGATTTTGCCACCAATCATAGCACATAGACTAGTACTAGGGTTTTTTAGCAAAGTACTAGCTCTTGTAATGTCAAAAGATTTAACTACATTGCCATTATTGTCTTTAATATAAACTTTAACGCCCTTGATTTTAGCTAACCTACCACCTTTTGGCACAGCCACTGTCTCAGTATTGTCACTAATCACTAAATCTGAATTAGTGTAAAAAGGGTTGAGTAAGCTATACCAATCAGCCTCTAATGCCCAATGCTGAATTAATTGGTTCATCTGTGTTAGATATATATCAAAATCACCGCTATCTGTGTCATCGTTTTCACCATTCAACAAGATATAAGCGTTATCTACTATCTGTTTTACTGTACTCATGTTTTCCCTCTTTTTTTGTTTTAAATTATATCTGTTTTTTAAGCTGTGTTAAAAGCTCTATGCACTTCTTGTTGGCTTTAATCTCAACCAAAACCGCCTCAGGCGATGATAATTCCTTTAGATTGCTAACCTTGTCTAGGTTCTTAATATATTCATCTATCATCGATTTTACTTTTTCTGTCTCATCAAGAAAAAGGTTGTTTACTTGTTTTTCAGGTCTTTGTACACTGTAAAAACTCTCTGATGATTTAGGTGCTATCATTAGTATTCTCCTCCTACGTTAGCTTGTAATTGTTGTGGTAATGCCTGTTGTTGCTCTTGTGCCTGTTGTTCTTGTTGCTGTTCAGCTTGTGCGTTCACAGCCTCTAAACCTTGTTTTAATAGCTCAGCAATCTTATCACTGTTTTCAAGATTAGAGTTTTTAGCCAATTCTTGAATTAGTACAGGCAAGACATATTTAAGAGCTTCACCAATCTGGGCGTTAGATTTACCAAGTTCGAATAGACCGCTGATAAACGTCTGTAACCGCTTCATATCTTCCTCTTTGGCAATCTCTCTTGTACTGTTGAATTCGATATTTACTCTTACGTTTTTAATACCCTTAGGGTCGATTACCAAAGTATTATCCTCATCCAACATCTTTGGGTCTTCCTCACGAATTAGCTTGGCGTACTTAGTGCCAAACTGTAATTTAAATGGCACACCAGCCTTTGCACTTTCCCGCAAAAAGATGTTTAGCATCTTGTTTAGAGTATTACTCAAAAAATGCTCAAAAGCCTTACGGTAGTAGTTGTTACCAATCGTAGCTTTAGCCTCTTGGTCTTTTACGCCTGCTGGCGTCTTAGAATATGTAGGGTCACCCACTTCGGCCGATATGCTTGTATCACTGCTTGCTGGTAACGATGTCAAAATACAAGCTTTAAGTAAGCTGTATATTGAATTGAAGTTACGATAAATATCAGTGTCAATTGTAAGTAGTTTCATATCACCATCACTATCGCCTAAAAACATCGTGTTGTTTTTTTCTAAATCGAATGTCTCTTCATTTAGTGCCATACCCTTAACTAGCTTTGCTGGGCTAGTATTGTAATCAGAGGTATAGATAAAGCTACGCAAAAAGCTAGTCAACGCTTGTTGTTGTGGATAAGCCATGTCAATCAAAGACCTACCAAAAAAGCTAATTCTGTCATAATCAGAGTAAAACATCTCTGTTGGCAATTCACCTAAAACGTTGTCTTCAGCTTCAATAATCTCACCGGTGTTATCACTAAATAAAATCATCTGCTTTCTGTCGATGTAGAGGAATAGCTCATATAAATTGCTTGGCAAGTTTTGGATAATTGCCGAGCGTGGCATATCACGGTCTTTAGCTCCTTTGCCGTAGTTAAGCACTGCCTCTAAGGCTTTTTTAGTCTTTTTGTCAGTAGCATTTTCTTGCATATTCACGATATCATCATGTGTATAAAGACCACGGATAAACACATGGTTCATGCTGTTACCATCGCCTGCATAGGCTTCAGGATATAAATCCCGCCAATAGACGTTACGATATTCCACCGTAGCTGTACCATTCACGTTGCTATACAAAAAGTATGCCAAAGCACCACCATAAATAGCACCAGCCCGCATAGTCTCCCAAAACTTCTGTAAAAGCGAAAAGCTAGAGAATGCGTTAGGGTCAATGATGTAGTCATACAAAATCCCCTCATATACTAAGTCCCAGACCTTACTGTCTTCTTTGCTATCAACAGTAAATGTTGGTATCTTCTGCACAATGTCTTTTGGTAGTTTTTCAATATAAGAGGCAAGAGTATTGTCTACTAAGTCCGAAAACTGCATTTTTCCATCTTCTATTACGGGCTTTCGGTAGTAGACCTGCTCATTCACATCACTAAAATCACGTGTAGCTTGCTTCATGTAATCAATTGATGCATCAAGTTTTTCTTTTAAATCATCGTATTTCATACTCTTACCTCTCTATTCTAAAAGCTTATTCCTTTGTATTGTCTTACTTTATTTTTTTGAATTGCGTTATCTAGATGTACTCTAGGTGCGAATGGCGTCACATCAATCAAGTTTACGTTAGCCATTGTTTCACGCCTTACATCATCGTTCTTGTAGCCTGATGCACCATTGTTGCTGATGTTCGTAGAGCCATAACCGCCACCTCTATGATAACCACCACCATAGCCTCTACGGTAGCCTCTGCCATAGCCATTACCATTACTGCTTTCTTTTGGATATTCAGCGAATGGCGTCTTACCCTTTTCACCTAATAAATTATCAAAAAGGTTCCATAAGTAATTTTGTCCAGCCTTGGTAGACCCCATACCGCCATCACCGAAAAAGCCTAAGTCGTTTAAGCTATTCATAGCCTTGTCAAGAGCCTGATATTTAGCTGAGTTCATCAAGATATTACGCTCACCACCAAGCAAGTTAGTCATCGCTTTTTGGTAAGTGTTGTAGTCAATACGCTTGTCACGTAAGGCTTGGTAAGCCTCTGTTTTAGCATTCGTTATCTCACGTAACTGCGCATTGTCTTCAGCTGATAAGTCAGACTGTGCAATAGCGTTTTTAATTGTCTGCATGTTTAGAGGCTTAGAGGTGTTTTTAGATCCCTTAGAATTAGGTGCTGATGCGTCAGACATCAAGTTATTGCCATTTAAGGTTAGTAATGCCACACCATCACCATCCCAGCCAGCCTTAATCTGCTTAGCAAGTTTACCTAATTCTTGGTTATTTTCCAAAAGACTGTCTTTATCATAGCCTTTGCCATCTACGTTATTGATGGCACCCTGTGTAGTCCTAAAATTGTTGTTGCCATAAGTATTAAAGGCATCCTTAACATCGCTACTTTGTCCTAATGCTTTCGATATACCAAGCATATTCTTCACATCGTAGTTATAAGTCTGCGTGTTAGGGTCGTTGATGGTCTTATTTACGAATATACCACCACTATCTGATGTACGCGCCCGTCCTGCCATATCTCTTGATGTTGGCATTTTATCGTATACCTCACGTGTAGCATAAGCCTTTTTCAAAGAATTGCCTAACCACGTGCCAAAGTCTTTATCATAAGTAGACTTAGCGTCTAGGCTATGTCCATCTATGTTAGTTAATGTTGGTAATAATTGGTTGTTCGAAAACGGTACTAAGCTCTTAACAGTATTTACACCATATTGCTTTAGATTGTACATGTTATCAGTATCAGTCTCTTTAATCTCATTGCCGATATTAGCAAGGTTAGTAGCTTGGTCGATATATGGCAAAGAGCCACTAATCATGTCCACGTACTTCTTAAGTGATATTTTTTCACCCTTAGCCACGTCTTCTGCCATAGCTACCGTCGTAAGCACAGTACTAAGTAGTGTCTCTTCAGAGATTGAACGAATTGGCATATAACGGCTATCGCCCATATCAAGCCAAAAACCTCTAGGCTTGTCTACGTCATTGCCATCGTTATAACCAACTGTGCCTGTAGACCATAGATAACCTGCACCAGCTAAAAAGCCGTACTTCATTAAACAGTTTTTAAGGATGTTAACAGCGTTTTGTGGCTTGCTCCTTACATCGCGTAACACCTCATCACGCATATGTAGGGCTACAGGGTTCAACCCTTGGGTTATGGCGTTTTTCAGCATATTCTCAGGAATTGAATAGAATGGTAAAAACAACCTAACAAGCACTGATTTAAACTGTGTCTTAGGGTCAAAATCGTTACTACCGCTTGTAGCCTTTATCAACTTATCTGCTAAGTTCGATGTTGCCTCAACCTTATTGATAAACTCCCGCTTCATCTCAACGCTTTTAGGATTGGCAAGCATATCTTGGTAAGCTTTTAAGGCTCTTTTAACATTTAACTCGTTCGATGTACCGTTATTTATACCCGTAAGCATATTCGCCAATACCTCTTGGTCATTACCTGCCATCTTTGAAAACTTCACAATATCCTGATGGGTGATATTCTTAGCCCCAGCCTGACGTAAAGTCCGTTCAGCCAATGCTTCCCGATAGAACCCTTTACGGGCGTCCGCAAAGATTGCTGCTGGTATCATCAATGTACGATAAATATTACCGAATAAATATGGTGCTACGTCACTAGCGGTACGTGGTGTTACTGTCCACTTCTTTAATTCCCGCTTAATGGTATTAACCGGCACAAAGCCATAACTCTTTGGTTTTAAACTTCTTGTAAATGCTACAGGGTTGTTTAGAAAATCCTTTAAAGACCCAGTAGCATCCTGCATCCAGTTTTTCTGAATAGCGTTAGCACTAAGTAAAGTATTAGTATTCTTATAACCAACTAATGAATTGATATAGTTAGCAAGTTTAGCACCTTTGATGTTGTCTCCAGCCAAAGCCCTCGTATCACGGTTGATTTTTTCCATCAATATACCGTTTTCAGCAGTAATCGCATTTCGGCGTTTAAACAAGTCTTCCCCAATTGGTGTGTTAAAGCTATTACCGAAGTTACGGGTTTTATTAAACTTTTGAACCCTAAAGTTATCTTGTAACTTTTTTTGTATGTCGTTGTATTTAATCTTGTTTTCATTTAACTTAGCAATATTGCTTTTAAGCTCAGCCTTAATTTTGTCTGAACCCTTTAAATCAGCCAACACATCATCAACATTGTCCTCTAGACTACCAAAGGTACGCTTAAGCATGTTTAAGCCCTCATCACCCTCACCAAGTGTTGATATAGCGTTTTTCAGATATTTACCATCTCCTACCTCTTGTGTAGGGCTAGCGCTTTTCTCAAAAGTCTTTGCGTTAGGTGTATCACCTTGCAAGTACTCTGCTGTATTTATCTCTTTAGAGTTTTTAGTCCGTGGCTGTGGCTCAGTATTTAACTCATCTAGTCTTGTAACACGCTCTCTAGTTGGTTTGATATTTTCACCAAGGTAAAAATCATCACCCATCCTACGTGCATTAGTTGGCTCAGGCAATTCACCTAAGACCACACCACGCTCTAAGTTATTATCAATCCTATTTCTAAGGTTGTCATAATTCTCTTGTAATCTTTGTTTAGTATTATCCACACCCTCTTGTAGTCGTTGCTTAGCATTGTCAGTATTTTCCTGCAACCATTGTTTAGTATTGTCTCTAGCTTCTATACCTTTATTTACAGCCTTTCCGATACCTTCATCAACTTTATCACCAACGAACTCCATGCCTTTCTCAAGGTCTTTGCCCCTCACGTGGGCTACACCAGATAACAGACCACCAAGACCAGCACCAATCGCACCACCAGTGGCAATCTCAGTAGCAAAATCCTTTACTGCTTCATCATTAAAGTCACCGTTTTCATCAGTAATATCTTTGCCACGGCTAAGATATTCAGCTCCAGCACCAGTCGCTCCAAGTAAGCCCTGCTCACCTGCTTCCTTCAAGATTGTCTTAAATAGTGATGTCTCAGCCTTAGAGGCAGTATTACCAACTATTTTAGAGGCTAATCTGCCAGCTGTAGAACTAGCTCCACCTGAAAACATCCCAGCAATATCCAACATACCACTTAACGCACGTCCACCACGCTCTAGCCCAGTCAATTCCTTATCAAGCCCAGTATTTTCGTCAAGCCCATACTTTGTAAGAGCCTCACCAATCTTCTTAGGTGCGGTAATCGGTGCGGTAAATACCCCCTGCACCATGTTAGTAGCTCCACGCAAAATGTCGTCTGCCCCAAAGTTTTGTGGGTTATCCACACCACCAACGGCGTTATATAGTTGCATATCGCCTATGGCGTTTACAGTATTTAAAATTGGGTTACGCTTAGCACCCTCTTTGCTTGCACCGATTTTATTCGAAAAAGCCTGCTCAATCTGATGATTACGGTTAGCTAACGCCATGTTGTAGTTGCTTAAATCAAAACTACGCTTAGCGGTATCAAGGTCCTTGATGTTGCCTTGGTCATCGTAAGCCTTATCAAGCAATTCAGAGTTGTAGCGTTGTCTAGCACGCTCCTCAGCTTGGCGTCCAATCGAACCATGGTCGAAAATCTTCTGCCAAAAGTTAGCCTTGTTTTCAGCATTCTTAAACTCAATATCATAATACTTTTTCCAACCATCATCCTTAGAGATGTCTTGCTTATCTTGCTGATTTTCTTGCTCGTTTGCTATAGCCTGCTGTTTTTGTGCCTCCATAGCGTTAGCATAAGCAATAGCTTGCTGTCGCATCTGCTCAGCTCTAATCTGTGCTTGGCGTTTTGCTTCTGCTTCCTCAGCTAATTGCTTCTCAAAATTAGCATCACCTTCTTGTTTTTCTTTGGAAAATAAGTAGCTATCCCCCACAGAACTTGTGTTGGTATTACCGCCCATCTCATCAGATGGTTGCCATGCATCTTGTACACTAGCTATCTCGATGTTTTGTCGTTTTTTCTTTTTTTCATCTTCATCGTCATCAAAAAACCATGTCATATTTTTTCTCTGTTTATTTTTAATTGTTTTCTAACTTCAATTATAAATTATTGGCAATAAAAAAACACCCGATTATCCTAAAAGGCAAGGAAAAGACAATCGGATGTTTAATTTTTGTTTTACTTGGATTTAATGATTGCTACACCTTTTTGCTGTTTTTCAGCAATTACACATGTATAAACATAAAGTCCAAGAGCTAAATCACCAAAAGCTACAGGTGCTTTTGAAACGCCATAGTCATCAATAAACCGTGGGCTAGATACTATAGAGCTGTTTACAATAACGGCACCAACTTTAGTTGGTAAGATGTCAACAGGTACTTCCTTAATCTTTATACCAAGCAACATACCTATATCACCTTTACGTAATGATTGCTCTAAACCAGTTGTAGATGGTGGTATTGCACCGCTCATAAAAATAGAACCAGCTGTATCTGTAGACACGAACCCAATCATATTAGAGTTTAGTCGTGCATTTACTAAGAACTTACGTGCGTTGTGTAAGTCCTTCATACCATTAGTTGTAGCTTCAACAACTTGGCCGTGTGTAGTAGCGATTGTTGCTAAGACACCAAGTCGATAAGCGTCTATCATAGGTACAATTTGCTCACAGTAAATAGCATCTAGAATAGAGCTTGCTGTAATTGCACTATTGGTCATCTCTAAGTAAGTCTTATCAATGAACTGCATGATGTCTTTCATTTGGTCCATCGTGTAGCTATTTACTCTTGTAGATGAGTTTTTAACTTTAGAAATATTTTGTGCAAGTGTGTTTGTAGGGTCGTGGTCTGTAACAGCTCCTTCAGTCTCAATAACTTGAACTTTTACAACCTTACTTCCCTTTACAAAAGTAACCTTGTCACCATTACCTTCTAATTCTTGTGTATAAGATGTTTTGTCAAAAGCATTTTCCACAATCTTCTGATAAAACTCTCCAGTTGTTATGTCAGCCATATCTGAAAACGTCCTTTATTCTATATTTTTATTTTTTATAAATATTTACCTGATGAGGGTACTAAGTCATCAAAGTAGTATTTATCTTTTGATTATCAGGTAATGAACCTTTTTTGCATGTTTTGATAATCTTTTAAAACTACTAACTATAGAATAAATTAAAAAAACATTTTTTACAACAATCTAAAAACATAATTAAAAGGGGGCTAACCACTAGACCCCTTTTAAACCACGCAAGCGATATATTACTATATCCAATACTTAGTATATTGCTATTCTTCAAAGTATTCAACTTGGTCGTCAAGCTTTTTCTGCTCTTCAAAACTACGCAACTGTACTTTTACAATTTTGCCGTCTTTGCTTCTGTTATCACGCATAGCATATTCACCATCTTTATTTTTTACAATTGTGTACATTGCCTCATCACCACTGCTACCAATAAACTGAAAATTCTTTTTCTTTTCCTCATTTTGATTAAGTGCTTCAGCTAAATCCTGTGCTAAGCTTCTTTCTTGTTTTACTGGTGTAGCTTCTTCAGGTGCTTCTTCAGGTGTTAACTCTTTTTTAAATTCTTTTGCCATTTTTTGTATCCTTTTGTTTTTTATTTAATGTTTAATACCAAGCCTTTTCATCGCGTCTTCCATCTCATCCACCGAAAACGCTTCGCCAGGGGCAGGCTTAGAGGTATCACTACTATTATACCGCCTTGTGCCTATACCGCTATGAATTGCACTGCCATTCGGTGCCTTTATCGTTGGAATATCCTGGCTTTTAATCATATCTAATATCTTGAATGGGTCAATTGAATATCCAATAAATTGGGGCTGTCCATTCACGTTTTCCACAATCATCGCCTCTTGTACTAGTTGCTCTAGTTGTGCCTCTTGCTTATCAGACAAGTTAAGATGTGTTTTTTCAAGCATAAAATCGTTTAGAATGTCCATCGCGTCAGAGGATGCCTGCATTAGCTCTTGTTGGTGTAAAGCTTGTCGCTCTTGGTCTAAGTATTCTTCGTACTTGTCCATATTATACTCAGCTTGTTTTTGGCAATAGTTGTTATATGCCATCACCTGCTCATCATAAGTAAGCTCTACAGGATTACCATAGTTGTCCGTCACATATCGAAAATCTTCAAAAGTCTTAGTTGGGAATGCTTCTTCAGATTTATTTTGTCTTACTTCTTTTGTTAGATATTCAATCTTCTCAGCTAATGCGTTTAACTGTGCTTCTTTTTCTTTGTTCCTGTGGATGAGTTCTTGGATGCGTCTTTCGGCGTTGGGGCTACTTTTACCAGCTCGCTTGATATAGTCTTTAGTGTTTTCTCCATCTTGTTCACTACCTTCCTCTTCATCAAGTCGCCCTTGCCCTTGTTCGCCTTCATCACCATCTGTAATATCTTCATGTTCAGCTTGTCTTGTAGCTTTATAGCGTTTTTCGCTTTCTGCTCCTTCTTCAGACATCTCACTCTGATTACCTCTGCCACTAGACTTAGTAGCCTCACCTTCATTGGCATCTCTAGAGTTATCCCCTCGATTGTCATTGTTGGATTTTTCAGCTCCTTGATTGTTCGAAACACCCTTTTCCGTAATTGGTACCACCTTACCATTTTCTGCTTTAGCGTTAATGCCAAGTGCTTTAAAGGCTTCGTTGGCTTGTTCGTTGTCGATTGTGTTAGCTTCGGTGCCATCCACTACATACTCCTTATTCTTTTAGTATTGCTTTTATAATAACCTATTAAACACAGAATTGTTGTCTTTTTTACTTTTTTTGTTTTTATCTGAAAATATCCCCTCTAGAAAATCATTCAAAAAGGCATCCTTAGCTTGCTCAGGGGTTAGGGCTGTAGCACTGCTATTACCTCTTAATAAAAACGCCTTATTGTGTGATAATTTAAATTGACTTACTGCTTGTGCTGAATAACAAAGGGCATCGCAATTCGAGACTGTTACACCATTAGCATTAAACATATGTGCGTGTTCGACGGTCATATTCCATACTAGGCGTTGCTCCTGCTTTTTTATGGCGATAAAGTTTAAACCAACAATTTTGTCCGCATGTACATCTGCTTCTTGTTGCTTCTGCTTCAAATGTGCTATTGCAGACAACGCACGTACGGGTCTCGTATGTCCTATTCTTAAGCATAGAGTTTTGAGCATGTCTACGATGCCATGCACGCCCCTGCTCAGACTTATGCCACAAGGTCGCTTTGACCTGCGCTTTTTTAATGTTTTTTCGTGATGCCCTAAGCCTGATGCCTCTTTTTTCTCTCCACTCTCGCTTTTGATGCTCGTGTGGACTAAGGCATTCAAGATTGCTAATGCTATTATTCGCTGGATTGCCATCTTTATGGTGAATGTGATATCCTTTTGGGATTTTTTCTTTTTCATTACACCAAACTTCTCTATGTAATAATTTACCTTTTGCTTCAAAATAATGTCTGCCTGGCAACTTCCGATAATGCGCCTCTTGATATTGAATACATGGAATATAAAGCCAATTATCTTCATTAATATTAGATAAATCATGGTCTTTGCAAAAACGATGAAATCCATCTTTGCATAAAAACATGATTTTGTGCAAATAAATCTCTTTCCCGCAATATTTTCGATAATAATATCTGCTATTGCCTCGTTGTCTAAAATGGTATGTATCACCACTATAAACAACTGTATTTGGTCTCTTGTCTTTAAAATTGTTTTTCCCCATAAATTATCGTTATAACACAATGTATCACAAGGCTTTAAATTGTCCACCCTAACAAAGCCTCTTTGTGTTAAAACCTTATGGTTACCTGTAGCAATAAGTTTTTCATTATCAGGCAAAGAAATCTCATAAACTTGTTTTACCCCTGTAGGGCAAGACCCTAAAGTTGTGTATGCCTTTCCACCAACAGATATTTTTTCACCTAAAACAATATCTTTAAGAACCTTTCTTGTCCCATCTGCCATTAAAATCATACTATCCCCATCAAGGCACATATCAGAGTAGCCCCCCTTGTGTGTTGGCGTAGAACTCCAGACCTTGTTTTTGCTATTCCACTCATACTCAAGCTTCTCTAAGCACTCTAACGCTCGCGTACAGGTCTCGTTAATCCTAGACCGGCTAAATAGTCGTCTCAAGTAGTCTAACTTATTACGCACAGTGTTGGGCTTTTTTAATACCGCTACATTTAGCAAGTTATGCTCTCTATTCATCACCTCAAGGTAAGACTGATTCTTCGGTCCTTTATGGTATGCACCATCATGTGGCAAAAAGTGCGTTGTTACCTGCCAGTTGCGGGCTTCAATCTCTTCAATGTAATAGTCCACCGTCTCGTTGCGGGCTTCGATGGTGTCAAGCACATCAATGCCACCCTGCTCGTTTACTCTAAAATAAACAATCGCTGTGTGATCAGCATTACCCAAGTCCCAAGCGGTGTAACAGACGTCCTCTTCTGCCTGCGTAATCGGTGCTACACGCCCCTCTCTTTTCATAATGCCAAGCAAATCCCCGAACACAGACCCAGAATTAGGTGTTATCCAACTGGTAAGATATTCCTGTTGAAATAGAGCATCATTGCCGTATTGGTCGATAATGCTCACTCGCTCCTGCTCTAAAAAGCCTGGTGCCATATACTGGGCAATCTCTGGCATACCACAGTGCAGGTTATTGGCGTACATAAACTCAGGGTGCTTCTTGGCTAGTTGATATTTCTTGTAAAAGTGATTTTTACCGCGTGGTGTGGATATCAACAACTGCCATCCACCAGTCTGGGCTAAAGTCGGTGTAATCAAGTTAATGTTATCAGGGTCTAGAGTAGCGTATTCATCAAAGACAATGCCCTGTAATCCCGCACCCATCTTGCGGTCCACATGCTCAATACCCACCAACTTAATTACAGAGCCATTCGTAAGCTCAATCTCCAGCTCAGAGGAATTGATACGCAAGACGAACTCCTTCGGTATCATATCCAAAAACCTAATGCCCTCAGAGGTCTGTGCCATCCAGACGCTATCTCTAGCCGTAGAATAGTTGTTAAAACAATACCAGTACATCCCTGGCTTGCGTAAAGCCTCCCTGATAAGCAAAGTCCAAGCCAGCAAGGTCTTACCCACGCGTCTTGACCAGCAAAGCACAATAATCCGAATACCTTTATCAAAAATCTTTAAAATCTTCTTTTGGTATTTTCGTAGCCGTATACCAGCCCCAATCTTCAAAAAGCTCATTACTTAGTAATATAGCAAAAATCACAACAATCAAAAGACTAAAGTGTGTTAGATGGTTTAAACGTTGTAAATATTGCAACATTTTGAATAAAAAAACATAGTCAAGATGTTGTAAAAAATGTAACAAAGGTGAAATGCTACCCCTGTTAAAACATAAAAACTAGTGAAATAGCCAGCTAGCTACGTAATGTCCACATACCACACGCCATTCTCGTCCTGCTTTGCCTCATATGGTGCTTCTTTGGCATAGTCTTCTAACAGCAAAACATCGTCTGTTGTAACTCTTACAACATCAGCCACCGCTCCATCCAAGTAATCGAAAAGTAATCGCATGATATTCACGTTATGCCCTGCAATAGCACAGGCATACACATTGGCACAGAACACCTCAGCCACCGTATAGCGGTCCTTATACTCCAAGATGTCATACATCTTCTGCCCCTCAGTATCCCCTAGAGTATTCAGCGTCTTCTTTACAAGATAAGAGGGACTTTGCTCCTCATCCACCACAGTCAGGGTATTGCCCTCCTCATCTCTAAGCGGTAAGGCTTTAAGGGCGGGCTTATCAGACGACTTCAGAGCCTTTTTTAGAGCCTCTGGATACACAACCCGGGTTATAACTCGTTTTATCACCAAAGCACGCTCAGGCTTGCCTAGAATTCGCTCAAAGGCCAATTTCATAGCATTCGTGTTGTTCTCCGTACAACATATGTAAAGCAATTCGGCTGGCACCTGCTGGGCAATGGTAAGGCCTGGTCGGCTTAGACGCCACTGCCGATAATTCATCGGCAAAAACTCATTAAAGCAATTTTCTAGCTTCTTGCTCGTCATAGTAAGCCTCCTTCAGTTGTTGCTCGTAGTTGTCCCAGTCCTTGTCAAAAAAGGTTGTGCCGTACTGTCGCTCTAGCTCGTAAAAGCCATCACGCATCTCCGATACCGTACTCTTCTCCAGCATATAACGGCTCTTGCCCTCATAGGCATAGGTGTACTCCTGGTAAGTCAAGGCTCGGCCAGCGTCCACGCACATCTGCCCATAGGTACTCGTCTTCTTCAGCCACTGCACCCACCCATACATCTGGTAGTCATCAAGAGGTGGTCTAGTCGCCTTGTTTTTCGCCAAATCAATCGCACAAGAGATGGCGTAATTCAGCCACGCTTGCCTGTCTGCCAAAATCGCCCGCTTCATCTCACCACCGTCCCCACGTGGCTCGATATAGGTGTATAGGCAAAACCGCACTCGGTCAATCAGCGATTTCTCAAAGTAAATCGGCACCGGCTGATTGGAAATCACCTCCAAAAAGCCATAGTTAGCGCTCTTGTAAGACGCCCCTCCCTTCAACTCCATCCGGATGGGGTCGCCACTCGCCATCATGTGTAGCGTCTCATAGTTCTCGTTGTTCTTCTGCTTCGCCCCCTTGGAATCTGGGTCATAGAGGTAAGTCGTGTTGTCAAAATCCTGCGTGTAAAAGCGTCCCCAGTGCTGACTCAAACTAAAGGTGGTGACGCCTCGCCCCAGCACACTAGTAATCCCCTCAGCTAAAGTTGATTTCCCAGTCCTCGAATTGCCAAAGGTAAAGAGGAGACCGTATTGCCCTAGCACCGCACTGCCCACAGACCACGCCCTGACCGCCTGCTGATGCTCGTCCATACTGTCATGCCATGCCTGCCAAGCCTGGGATGGCTCATATGTCGGGTCGTAGTCAAAAGGCGAATTCCTTAGGGTGGGGTGCGTCAGATGTCGATCTGGGGTTGTGATGAGTTCACCCGTCTGCCCGTCCAAGACGCAAGACGGCATCTCAAAATACAACTTGTTGTCAAAGGTAATATCCGGGGCATAGGTCCGGAAAAAGTCCCATAACGCCTGCAACCGCCTTGTCGACCACTTGCAATCCCCAATACTTGGATACACCCGCATCAAGTCCTTCCAAAAACTCAGTTGCCTAGCTGGCGTGTACTCCTGCCACCCGCCATTCATCCGCATCGCCACAGTGTCCGTCGTGGTACTCCGTAGACAGACGTCAGGGTGGTTGGCTAGATGCTCCATCACCGCCGTATAGAACTGTTGCAAGACGTCCGGCTTCCGCACGTTCTCCGACAAGACCGGCAACTCCCCCTGCACTATAGCAATCTCTTCGTTGTTGTCCATTAAATCCCCTCAAAAAGTAATATGTCAATCAGATATGTACTAGGCGTTAGTTAGCCTCTGATGTCCTTCTGCCTCCGCAAGTTGTACTCCGTTAGCCGGTCCTGGTTCTGCTGACACCACGCCTGGTGGTAGGCCCGCACCTTGGCCTTCTTCTCCTCAGACCACTTCGCCCGGTTGTTCTTGAACCGCTTCTTCACCCGCTTTGTAAGCTCCAAAAAGGCCTCTTCTGGCGTCTCAAAAGGTGTACCAGGGCCTACCTTCGGTGCATACGGCACCCCCTGTATCTTCATCTTCGGCCGATAAGACTTCAAGGCGAGTACCTGGGTCGGGTCAGACGTCGGGTCGAACTGCTTACGTGATGGCATCTCAAACAGCATCTTATACCGTGGGGTCTCAATCTTTAACTTGGTGATGGTGTACCGCCTGGCCAAGGCGTTGATGGCTTGCTCCAGCTCCTGTTGTTCTTCAAAGGATAAAAAGCGGGGCATTTTCACGGTGCGTTTCCTTTTGGGGGACTGCGGTGATGCTGGTGTTTTGGATGTGTCTTGATTGTTTTCAATATTCATACAACTAAGTATATATCAAAAAATAATGAATAACAGTCGAATAATGTTGTATTTATTGTCAATGTAAAAAGATGGGGGTAACTAGAGAACAGAGGGTAAGGCTGAGTATCAATCAGGTAAGTGTGGGGTGGGGGTCCCGCCCATAGCGAGAGTGGGGTGTGTTTTGAGTGTTGTATTTTTTGTAGTTTTTTTAGAGTGGGGGGTTGGGTATATATATATTTCTCCCCCCTCCTAACCACCCATAGCCCCCCCCACAGGGTCCGCATAGGGCTGATAAAGGTGCGTCTATATCGCCCGTAGGCTTATTTTAAAGCATTTTAAAGCCATCCTAGCTAAAAAGATGGTAGTGTAATCGTCTAGCATTCTAAAAGCCCGTGTAGGGCTTTAGAATGCGTTGGGTGGGGTGCTTTGGGGCAAGCTTAAGGGCTTTAAGGGCTTAAGCTTGCTTTTTTCTCTGAATTATGGTGTTATATGATATTGTTATATAGCACATTTTATTCTAAAATCAAGTACACATTTTAAAATAAAATTGTCAAGTAAAACTATATATATTCTCTATATAATAAATAAATAAAAATATAATAATAAATAAATAAAAAAAAAAAAAAAAAATGGGTATAAAAAATG